CCGCGTAGTAATGCTTGCTTTGATACTGATTGTTGTCCTGCAATTGTATTGACATCAACTGTCAAGGTTGTATCTGACATGTCTTGAGATACTGCGGCTGTATTTTGAGATGTTTGATAAGCCGTTGTAGTACCAGTGGAAATTTTTGACAATACAACAGACATGCCTTGTGCCGGCAATGTGTGTTTGCGAGCTGCATCTGCAAAAGGGCGACCAGCGCGAGCTAGTGGCGCATATAGATCAACTAAGTATTGAGGCACTACTAAACCTGCAAAGCTTGATGTTGAAACTGCACGCTTCTCAATTGCCATTTCTCTTTGATGGCGTTGAATACGCTCTAGCGCATCACCATCTGTTTTGAAATGTGACTTTAGTGCATCTGTCATAAAGTCATTGCCAGAGCGTGTAGTGTAAGTAAGCTCTTCACTTACAACACTGAAACCGCCAGCGCGTGACTCTTTCTTTACATCTACATTAGCATCAACCTTAGCTGCTAGATCAGCGGCCTTTTGGTTGCGCAGTTCAATATCGGACATCTGCTCAATTCTTTCATCTAACTTTTTTACTTCAAGGTTTAATGCCTCTACATTGGCAAGTTCAACCTCTGATAGATCGCGTTGCTCTTCGGCAGCACGCTCTACTGTTGATGAAATAAGAGCAGTCTTTGATTCACGCTTCTCACGCAGAGAGGCTAGAAATGTATTAGACATTTTTCTCCTATAAATTAGTTTGGTTTGTGAGAAGGTGTGACTCGCTGCAATGCAGGGTCAGGTGTTCTACTCTTTATATTATATCTGTTTTTTTAAGTTTTGTAATATTTGTACAGCTGTGTTGTATCTAGGTTTGTCATCTTTTTCTTCATCATAATCTCTATCTTGGTTTGCTATGTTTTCTGCCCAAGACTTACCAGCATCACCGCCCCATAATGCCCATGCAATTCTGCCGTTTGATGGGTAGCCATCTTCTCCGGGACTAAAACCCTCAGCTTGTTTATCTACTTCATGTCTTGCAAAAAAAGATACCATGCGATTTACTGTTTCTAAAGGCAAGTTTTTGCCACCTGCAATATCTCTAGCCCTAGCAATACCTATCTCAGTGCCACCTCTTCCAAACTCCCTACGCCAATCAAGTCCTCTTTGTGCCTCTGTCCTCATTGCATTTGTAGGTGTAAAACTCTCGGCTCTATCTTGATTTTGCACTGCCCACCTATTGCAATAATAATCTGCCTGTACATTTTCTTCCCATAAATTACAATAACCTTGCTCATAAAAGTAACAGTTTGCGCAATTGCGACCCTCTGGCACATCTTCATTAGATGCCGGTCTATAGTTTTCAGGTAATTCTCTTGTGCCAAACTCTGCAATGTTAATAGCTGTTAATTGATCCTCAGCTTGAGCTTGAGTTTTGTGACAGCCTAGTAGTTCATTGTTTTCATCTTTAACTACTGCAAACCCTTCGCAATCTGGATGGTTATTTACTACGCTGTATGGCATCTAATATCTTCCTAGCTTCATCTAGTCTAGGTGTAACTTGAGGCGCACCTTGTCGGACTCCGGCAACAGCGGCCATATCTCCATAAGCTCCAAAGGTTACAAGTGATACCTCAGCTAAATGTGCCTTAATACGCTCCATCACACCATCTGGTCTTTTGCGATTCTTAATTGGCATAAAGCCAATAGATAATTGATCTAATGCGCCATCCTTGACTAGCTCTAAAGCTTCATCACCTTCTCTAGTCTTTGAAATTCTAAACTCTGCATATAGGCCGTCATCTGTTTCTTTTAACAAAGTAGCTCTACCTAGCACATTGTTTTCACCATGACCGCGCAAAAGTTTTACTCTGTGAGGGGCGCGGATAACATCTGCAAAAACACCTTTTCTAAATATCTCAGTAACAGTGGCATTTATGCGTTGCTCTTTGTTATATGGCACTGCCATGCCGTAAATAGTGCGACCATCACCATCTGCAAGCCGCAGTTCAAACTCAACACTATAACGCCTATTTTCTATGTCATTGCTCATTGTCAGTTACCTCTTGTATCTCTGCGATTGTTTCTGTTTCATCATCATTATCGCCTTCCTCATAATCCATTGACTCAAGGTTTTCCCGATCTCTAACCTCATCAACAGTTAAAAATCCGCTAGATAATGCGGTTGCGTAAGCTGCATATCTACTAGCTGTATCTGTCTTTAACATAGAGTCATACTTAAATTTAGCAGTTTGTCCACGCACTAATAGATCTGAGAAGGCAGCTTCAATTCTTTCAGCTATTGGTTGTATTGAGAATTTGATGAGTTGTAAGTTTTCTTGCTCAACATTGCTATAAGTACGGCTACTGTTTGGTGCACCTAAATAATAAGCCGGTAGGCCAAGGATGTTAGCGGCCTCTGTAAGTCCGGCTGTTTGCGCCTCTACCAATTGGCTCTCAGCTGCGTTACTACTTAAAACCTCAAAGTCTGTAGATGCGTTCATTACTACAGGTGATCTATTGCGTGATGAGTACATTGACATCCATGCAGACTTTAGAGCATCCGCTTCCTCACTTGTAAGATCTGGGTTAGCTGATTTAATTACAGCTGTCGGATTTACTCCGCCATCAAAATATCTTGCAGCATACTCATTGATAGCAATTTCTTTTCCTAGTGATTGTTTTGCTACAGCTAAAATACCTCTACCTACAATGTCACCAGGCATAGTAAAGTTTTTGATATGGAATATTTCTGATCTGTCATAAGTTTTATCATCAATGCGATAAAGGATCCTGCCCTTATCTCTTGTAACTTGCACGCGATCAGGTGCAACAGGATAAAGACTGTCAGGATAGCCATTAGCTCCAGGCTCACCTAAAACTGCAATATAATTACCATCCATCAAAAGACCTGCGGCCATTGCCGCAATTGTTTCCATGCGTGTTTCTGTTGGATTAGGCCGCGCTAAAATGTTTGGCTTTGGCATAACTTCTCTGCCATTGCGATATGCGCAAAGATCTAATGCACCAATAGCATCTGCAATAAGTGAGATACCGCGATATATTGCAGGTATGCCTAATGCGGTGCGGCCATCTACATAAGTACCTGCATAATTGCCTTCAAAGAATCTGCCGACTCTACCAAGTGAATCCACATAACCGGATGATGTATAAACTAGGCCGGGTTGTATCTGCCTCTTGAGTAGTTTGCCAAGCATTATTTACCTCTGACCTCTAAAGCAATGCCGAATAAAATTAGAAATACGCCGCCTAATAATACTGCACTGATCATGTTAATAGATGCGACACCTAAGACTAACAGTAAAGATCCTGAAATTTGTAATATTGTAGATAAGTATTTCATTAGTACATCTTACTCCTTGCCACTGGTCTTTCCTCTATTTTGGTCACTACTCCATAGCGTGCCAGTGTTACCGCTACAAGTGGCGTGATGTTTGTTGTACTTTGTCTATTCCAAGCCCATGAGTCACCTAATGGTCTTTTTGTTGATCCCATGATTGCAGCTCTTAGGTTTGGGTCATCTATATGACAAATTGTCCTAGCTTGTACTGCATCATAGAAAGATCCACATGCTCTTGCATAATCACGCAGATGTATAGCCATAACACCTATCTCTTGTTTTTGCAGCTCTGCTATTAGAGAAGCTGCCGGTGAGCCTGTGTCTATAACTACTTTGGTCTTGTATTTTTTGCACAGCTCTACAAGCTTTGGCAATACCCATGATGTACCCTCTTTAGACTCTATAAGCTCAACAGGTGTATAACCTAAGACTTGACCTGATACTGCAATAGTAGCTCTATCGCGCTCCCTAGATATATCAACACCGAAGACAACCTCATTGCCTAAGATAATGTCAGTCCTAGCTAAACCATCCCACAACTCTGTACTAATAACCTGCACTGCATCTTTGGCCGGCCATACATTAAGCCACTCTTTTGTAAAGATCTCTGGGCTGTTTGTTTGTGATGCTTCTTTTACAGCTTCAAGTAATACACCCTTTTCTTCATGCAAAGATGGGATTGCCTGATACCACACATCTTGATCCATATAGTCAAAATCATCTGACAAGGGTGACCACTCAAACCAAGCTAGTTTGTTTGTAGGATCTGCTATCTCTCGGTGACCCAATTCCCTGTAATGCTCTAACAGCTCTGACTCTCCGGGTCTGCCGGCATTAGACATAATCCAAAGCTGACCATTGCGCTTTGTTGCCAAGGTAGGTTGTAGGTTTGCTATCAAAGACAATGGATGCGTAAGTGCCTCATCAATTACCATAAGGTTAAGACTAAGACCGCGTGCGCCTTTGTCATTAGGCGTAACAATGCCATAGGTAGATCCATTGCGCATGTAGATCTTCTCATTGCCATTTGTTTTGCTAACCCTTGCAATACGCTTAGAAAACTTTGGCGACATCATAAAACTTAGTAAATGCTCTTCCCATTTAACCTTGGCCATGTTGCGGTCTTGAGCTGTATAAGCTACATGTCTTTTAGGTTGCAATAACTCATAAGCAATACGCGTTTCAATCAACTTAGACTTACCAGATTGCCTACTAACCTGCGCTGCAACAGTGCGGTATTTGTATTGACCTAACTTGTCTTTTTCTAAACCTACATCACACACATAGCGTTGCCACTCAAATAAACTGTAACCTAACAGCTCTGCAACAATAGCCATATTGTCGCCATCTGTTTTACAGCTCTCATCTCTCAGTGATGCCCACCTAGGTGGACACTTACTTAAAAATGTCATCTGCCTCTGGCAAGCCACAATAAGTCCAGATCTCTCTAAGCTCTCTGGATATGGATGGGATAGTGTGTGTGTTTTCACCGGTCTTCTCAATAGCATCCCAAGCTGTTGCCAAACCTAGTAAAGCCACCTGGGTAACACCATCAATATCTACACGCCCCTTCAAAGCGTTATTCATTG